GCCAAAGTTTCCCCCCCTGACTCTCGCGCGTGAGGCGGCCGACCGTGGATGGTGACCATCTGTGACCGGCGCGGTGGAGCGGGCGGTGCGGAAGGATCTGCGCCGCCTGCCCGCAGCTGACCGGGGCTGCACGCTCGCGGCGTCCGCGCTGATGCTGGCCGCGCTGCTGGATTCGATCGCTGCCACGCGGCCCGATTCCGAGGGCGCGGAGTTCCCGTCTGCGGATAAGCGGCTGTCGTCGGCGGCACAGGCGGCCCGGGAGCTGCGGGGGACGATGACGGAGCTTATGAAGGGCGCACCGAAGGCGAGGAGCGGAATTGACGACCTCCGTGCTCGCCGCGCCGCGCGTGCCGCTGCTGGGTGACCAGCGGCCCCGCCTGGAGTCGTTCCCGCCTGCTGATGACTGGTCTCAGGGTGAGGACGCGATCGAGCTGGCCCGGCACGCCGGGCTGAAGCTGGATGACTGGCAGCAGTACGTGCTGCGGCAGGCCCTGGCGACGCGCGGCGGCCGGTGGGCGGCGTTCGAGGTCGGCTTGATCCTGGCCAGGCAGAACGGCAAGGGCGCGGTACTGGAGGCGCTGGAACTGGCGGCGCTGTTCCTGTTCGATGACGTTGAGCTGATCTTGCATTCGGCGCATAAGTTCGACACGGCGGCGGACGGGTTCCGGCGGATCCTGGGCCTGATCGAGGCGAACCCGGATTTCAGCCGTGAGGTCGCGAAGGTCATCCGGTCGCACGGGTCGGAGTCGATCGAGCTGCGGAACGGGAAGCGGCTGCGGTTCATCGCCCGGTCGTCCGGGGCTGGCCGTGGTTTCGCGGCGGACCTGGTGATCCTGGACGAGGCGTTCAATATCAGCGACGACGCGATGGCGTCGATGCTGCCGACGCTGAGCACCAGGCCGAATCCCCAGGTCTGGTACACCTCCACAGCCGGGGATCAGGCGTCGGTGCAGCTGGGCCGGGTCCGCGACCGGGGCCTGCGCGGCGGCGACCAGTCACTGGCGTTTTTCGAGTGGTCGGTCGATGAGAATGCTTACGATCCGGCGGACCAGCGATGCTGGGCGCAGGCCAACCCGGGCCTGGGGATGCGGATCACCACGGATTACGTCGAGCTGGAGCAGGCGGCGCTGACCCCGGAGGCGTTCGCGCGGGAGCGGCTGTCGGTGGGTGATTACCCGGTGGACGGCGGGGCGTGGGAGGTGGTCCGCGCTGACACGTGGGCTGCGTGCGCGGCCCCGGGCGTGCGGCTGTGAGCGGCGAGGTCGCGTTCGCGTGCGAGATCAGCGAGGACCGGAAACGCTGCGCGGTCGTGGCGGCGGGCCGGGAGAAGGACGGCTCCCGGATCGTCGTGGATCTCGTCTGGTACGACCATCCGCGTGACGCGGTGACCCGCCTGGCCGCGCTCGGCGTGAAGCATGACCCGGTGGCCACTGTCGTGGACCCCCGGTCGCAGGCGGGGACGCTGCTGCGCCCGCTGGCCGACGCCGGGGTGTTCGTGACGCAGCCCGCGACGGCGGACGTCGCGGTCGCGCACGGCGAGTTCCTCGACGCGGTGAATGACGGCCGCCTGGCGCACCTGGACCAGCCGCCGCTGACCGCGGCGGTGCGGGCCGCGCAGCAAAGACCCCTGGCGGGCGCGCAGGCGCTGGAGCGGCGCGTTCCGGTGGATCAGTCTCCGCTGGTGGCGGCGGAGCTGGCCTGCTGGGCTTTTCTCCGCTGGGAAGAACTGGCGCAACCGTCCGTGTGGGCAATCTGAGGGAGGCGTCATGCGGCTGTCCGTGGTGCTGCTGCTGCTGTCCCTCGCCGGGATCCTGGGCGGCGCGGCCCTGATCGGCACGTGGGCGCTCGGCCTGGCCATCGTCGCGGACAGCATCGCGGTGGGCGTGTACGCGCTGCTGCGTGACGACGACGGCCGCCGGGAGCCGGGCGTGCATGAGGTGCCCCCGACGCTGGAGAGCATCCTGGAGCGCGCGAGGCGAGCCGGGTGACGCGGCTGCTGGACCGCCTGATCAAGCGGGACTACTGGGAAGGCCAGGCGAGCGGCGCGGCCGTCCTGACCACCTCCTACGCCGGGTCAGACCGGGAACCCGTCCTGCCGCAGCTGGCCGCATACGCGCAGCAGGCCAACGCGTCGAACGCGATTATCTTCGCGGCGATCCTGGTCCGCATGTCCCTGTTTTCCGAGGCGCGGTTCCAGTTCCAGGCCAAGGACGACCGGCACCTGTTCGGCACGCAGGCGCTGGCGAAGCTCGAGGAGCCGTTCGGGCCGGAGTCGACGACGGGGCACCTGCTGGCCCGGATGGAGCAGGACGCGTTCATGGCCGGGCAGGGCTACGTCTGGGATCCGCCCGGTGAGGACCGGCTGGTGCGGCTGCGCCCAGACTGGGTGACGATCGTGTCCGAGCGTGTCCCGGTAGGTGGCGGCGGCTGGTACCGGCGTCCGGTCGGGTACTGGTTTGAGCCGCCGAAGTCCCTGTTCAGCAAGGATGAGGGGTTCCTCGTCCCGGCCGGCGAATGCGTCCATTGGGCACCGATACCGGACCCGCAGGCCGATTTCCGGGGCATGTCACCGCTGACGCCGATCTACCGGGACATCGCCGGGGACGACGGGCTGACCACGTTCAAGATCCGGTATTTGCAGAATAATGCCAGTCCCAATTTGCTGATCAAGTACCCGCAGCGGCTACTGGAAGCGACGGTCGACAAGATCCGGGAGCGGGTCAACGCCCGGTACGGCGGCACCGACAACGCCGCCAAGACCCTCGTGCTGGATGCCGGCGCGGACGCGACCGTCATCGGCAACAGCCTGTCGCAGATGGATTTCTCCGCCGTGTCGTCGGTGGGGGTGGAGCGGATCCTGGCGGCGTGCGCGGTGCCGGGTGTCCTGGTGGGCCTGGAACCGCTGCGGGGCGCCGGGCGGGGTTTCGGCGAGTCGATGACGAAGTTCGCGAACCTGTGGGCGCGGCCGGAGTGGCGCAGCGTGTGCGGGGCGCTGGAGAAGATCACGGATGTCCCGGCGGGGAACCGGCTGTGGTTCGACACGGCCGACATCCAGGCTTTGCAGGAGGGCGAGACGGCCCGCGCGCAGGCCGCGCTGGTGCGCGCGCAGGCGCTGCTAGCGCACGTCCAGGCCGGGTACATGCACGAGTCGGCGGTCGCGGCGGTGGAAAGCGGGGACCTGACGCAGCTGAAAGCCGCGCCGGTCCCGCCGCCGCCTCCCAGCCTGCCTGTTCAGCACCTTCTGCCGCAGCAGTCGCCGGGCGCGAGCGCGGAGCCGCTGCCGCCGGGGGCAATGCCCAGGTTGCCGGTGGGGTCCACGTCGCCGGGGGACGGCGGGAACAACACCAGGCCGACGCCCCGTCCGGCCAGCGCGCGGCGGGCGCTTGAGGAGGCGAACGGTCATGCCTGACACGCAGCGGACGTCTGACCTGAAGTACGGCCACGGGTCGGCGCTGTGGAAGTACTGGACCGCCGGCGCGGGGTTCGCGAAGTGGTCCGGGGCCGTCCACAAGTGGACGACCCTGCGTGACCTGCTGCTGAAGGCGGGCGTCCCGTCCGCCTCGGCCGACGGGCTGGCCACCAACATCATCATGGCGGTCATGCCGGGCTACATGAAGCAGGCCCACTCGGAACACAAGGCAGGAAGGGCCGACATGGCAGAGCAGGACGTTATGGACAGGCCGGCAGCCGCGGTGTCCCGTGTCGAGGCGGTGTTCTCCCGCATCTGGGAACTGGAGGACATCCGCATCGTGTCCCGCGCGCAGGGTGACGGGTCCGGGCGCCTCGTTGAGGCGTACGCGGCGGTGTTCAACGTCCCCGCCGAGATCCACGACCAGCACGGCGACTACAACGAGGAGAACGACCCCGCCTCGTTCAACCGGTCCATCGACCATGCCTCCCGCGCGGCCCGGTCCCCGTTCCGGTGCATCTACAACCACGGCATGACCATCATGGGCACGCCCAGCGACCGGGGCAGCATCCCGATCGGCACCCCCGAAGAGGTCCGCGCCGAGACCCGCGGGCTGCTGACCCGCACCCGGTACAACGAGACTTCGCTGGCCGATGACGTGCTGGAGGCGATCCGCTCCGGCGGGATCACCGCCCAGTCCTACACCGGCCGGATCCTGCGGTCCTCACCGGAGCTGCGCCGCGGCGAGAAGTACCGGCCCGGCCGGGACGGGCGGCTGATCACCGTGCGGCGCCTGGAACTGGCGCTCCGCGAGTACGGCCCCACCCCGTTCCCCGCGTTCTCGGGCGCCGAGATCCTCGGCGTCCGCATGTCCACTCCGGGTGAATACGCCCCGGACCCGGACGAGCAAGAAGAGGCACTTCCCCCGGATGGGGAACCCGCCGCCGGCGACTCGCTCGCCCGCGCCGATGACGGTGACGGCGATGAGCACTCGGCCCGGTATCACCAGCACGCGCTGTACTCGCTGCGGTCCAAGGAACGCAGGGAGGCGGCCGGGCTGGTCTGGTAACGGCCCGAAAGGAGCGGCACTCAATGGCCGCTTTGCAGGAACTCCTCGACGAGCAGGCGAGGATCAAGAACGAGCTCCAGCGGATGGAGAACGACGACACGGTCACCGAGGAGACCGACGGGGACCTGCGGGATTCGCTGCTCCAGCGGTGGGAGGAGCTGGACGCGAAGACCAAGCCGCTGATCGAGCGGATGGAGAAGATCCGCAACATCACCCGGACCGCCGAGGACCCCGCGAACCGGGAGGAGCCCTACGGTGCCAGCAGGAACTCCGGCGGGTTCACCGGCGGCCGCGGCCCCGACCTGGTGGTCCGCAACCGCACCGAACCGTTCGACCCGGAGGCGCTGAGCCGCGCGCGGCAGGGCATCATCGCCCGGTCCGAGCTCCGCGAGCGTGCCCTCGACGCCATCGAGATCGGCGCGAAGAGGGGCATGGCCGGGCACGACGCTGCCGAAGAGGCCACCCGGATGGTCCACGACGGCGGGTACTTCCCCGGCAACAACATCGCCCGGCACATCCTGGAGACGGGCAGCCCGGAGTATTACGACGCGTTCGAGCAGTACATCCGCAACCCGGATGACATGGCGGCCCGCGCCGCCCTGAACCTCGGCGTCGCGTCCGGCGGCTACCTGCTGCCGTACGTGCTCGACCCGACAATCGTGCTGACCAACGCGGCCAGCGCGAACCCGTACCGCCGGATCAGCAACGTCAAGACCACGACGAGCAACGCATGGCAGGGCGTCAACTCCGCGGGCGTCACTGCGGCGTGGCTCGCTGAAGGCGTCGCGTCGGCCGACAACTCCCCGACCGTCGGCCAGATCGTCATCACGCCCGTCAAGGCCGCCGCCTGGGTGTTCGGCTCATTCGAAGTCCTCAGCGATACGGACTTCGGGTCCCAGCTCCCGCGCCTTTTGGCGGACGCCAAGGACCGGCTGGAAGAGTCCGCATTCGCCACCGGGACCGGCACGGCGCAGCCGCTGGGGATCGTCACCGCGGCGACCGTCACCCAGACAACGGTGACCACCGGCGCGTACGTTATCGCCGACACCTACAACCTCCACGCGGCCCTGCCGCCGAGGTTCCGCAACTCCCCCAACGCGGCGTTCGTCTGCAACGTCGCCCAGATCAACCGCACCCGGCAGCTCGACACCGCCGGCGGCTCGTCGTTCTGGACCAACCTGGGGAAGGATTCCCCGGAACAGTTGCTGGGGAAGGGCATCTACGAATCCAGCAGCATGACCTCGGTCCTCACGACCACGGCCAAGCCCATGGTCTTCGGCGATTTTTCACAATTCTACATAGTCGATCGCGTCGGAGTCTCTGTGATCTATGAGCCCATGGTGACGGGAACAGGCGCAAGTGCAAACCTACCGACCGGGCAATCTGGTTGGTTCATGTACTGGCGAGTTTCTTCCGGTGTCTCGACCGCACAGGCATTCAGAACCCTGTTGACCTAATATACTCCAATGTGTGAACAGAAGAGTATGTGAGGTAGAAGGGTGCAATCAGGGCGTAGTGGCGCGTG